TCGAACCCTGGACCCACTGATTAAGAGTCAGTTGCTCTACCAACTGAGCTAAGAGTGCATTCAAACTTTCTGGAGGTTCCTGGCGGATTGAAAACAACATTATAAATCAGTCCCTTACAGAATATTTTTACTACATTTTTACTACATTGATTCTTAAAATCTGTTGATAAAAAATCTATCTTGATGCGTTAATCAGCTTTGAAATAATAAGATTCTATATATTTAAGTTGGCAAAACCGATTAAACACATCATATATTATTTAAGCCCCATTTCTCAGCCCTATTTTTACTACAATTTTTACTACAAATTACTAATCTGCTAATTCAGAGTCGTTTAACACAATATTCTGTTGATGTAGTAGCAATTGTATCATTCTCTCTTTTTCTTTTAGCAGAATCTTCAAATGTTCTATCTCTCTTTGCTGATCATTATAACTCATTGTGATGGCATTCCCATTTCCATTAATACCATTTATCGTATTTCCAGAAGACAAATCCATCCCCTTTTCGATTGTATTAGTAGAATTTGGTTGTTTGTAATCACGTTCAAAGAAATAGTCCATCGGCACCTGAAAAAAATCTGCGATCCTTTCAAGTTTAATGCATCCTATTTCAGCTCCTTTTTCTGTTGTCCTATTCAGAGTAGTTGCTGAAATATTCACTTTTTCGCAAAAATCGACCTTTTTAATTCTGCGTTCTTCTAATAATTCGTTTATTCTTTGCGGTTTAAACATAACGTATAAGTTTAATAACGTCTTAAATTGTTTGGAATAAGTTTAAATAAACACTTATACGCAAAATAATAAAGCGTATTGTTTATTTATTAGAACTTATTGTTTATGTTTGCAGTATAAATTTAAGACTAAAAATTAAACTAACAATGAAGAAAACAACTGAAATTTCAAAAATGGTATCTATAAACCATACGAAAACGCAATGTTCACCAAAGGAATTGTTTGAATCTTCTACCGATGAACAAAAAGTAAGATTTCGTGATGCTTATTTGTTATCAACAGGAATGAGCTATTCCACATTCTATTACAAGGTTCGTAATAATTCGTTTCGTCCCCTCGAAGAGAAAGCCTTTTACGATGTTTTATCCAATTATCCATTGTGTTGATATGCTACTACGTAACATTGAATTTTATAACACACCTTCGGGTGAGGTGGTTATATCAGAAGCACATAAGCCAATCCGAGTGCTTGAAGAATCAGATACAGAGCTTATCAATGAACTACTTGATATCATAAGAGACAGATTCCCCTTAGCCTATAAAAGACTGAGTGAAAATTATACCAGAAGCGAAAAAAATATAGTCCACTACAATTTTCGAATGGCCAAAAGATTTTTACGATGCAATATGGGTGAGTACGACCAAAACCATTTGGATATAGATCAGAATGGCATTTTTCATTTTGAGGAAGTAAGATGTCCATTAAGAGGTGAATGTCGCGATGAATGCATCATTTGTAAGCCGGAAATGAATACTAATCTGACACTACGAGAAATGGATGTATTTCGTCTAATCGTTGAGAATTACCAAATGGACAATATTGCAGATGAGCTTCACATATCAATCGCAACTGTAAACCGTCACCGAGAAAATATAAAAGCAAAACTGGGATTACGCTCAGTCAAGGAAATGATAACATACTGGTATAATAATCACTTAAAATAAATGCCATGCATAAAATTGATGTATTCGAAAAGGCTGCATTATTATGCGGCTACCAACTAATATATGTAAAATATGGTAATCACAGACATGTCCTTTTTGCCGAAGGGTATATTCCCAACATTGAAGGACGGTTTTTCTGGAATTCTTGCGGATTATGCTACAGAAAGAAAAGCAGAAAGCGTATGGAAATATATGATTTGCCGATTCAGACAGCTATAGAACTTTTGAATTTGGAGGAGTTTAACAATGTATGCAGATCATGATTCAAAGGGAAAAGTTTCAATTATGGAATTGAATCCCAATGAAGTCTATGTTTTGACTGAAGCTTTAGTCAGATATGCTACCAATCCAGACATAATATCTGCCAATAGAACACTTGCCAAGAAAATAGCATATACAATTCCTAATATCAATCTAAAAAGTATAGACTATGATAATGAAATTCAACATGAATAAGAGACTTGTGATATTTGTATTAGATGAAATTAATGACAAGAACCTTCCGATTAACTGCACCGTCGGTAAAACTTCAAAAGAATCATCCGAGTACATGACAGATGTAACATTCAGTTTTGACGACGAAGTAGAACTTATTTTCAATGACCTATTATGTAGGTGCATAAACGAAAAGTTTCTTTGATATGACAGATTTTATACAATACAGATTACCGGATGATGACAATGGAGAATGGGCCCTGGAAAAAATAAGAGAAATGGGACTCGATACTTTTACAGAACTGGAGGAAAAAGTTGCTTTAGCTTTAGATAAACTAAAGCCTGGTAAATTTTACGACATGGCAGATTTGGAGGAAGATAAGCGTGAAATATTTATCAGGTTGTCATGCCTGTATATTCAAAATCATCCTGAAGTTGTGTTTAGTAATGATTATTCCAGAATTGAAAAAATGAAATTGTGATGAATAAAGGAAGTTGGAAACCCGAAGAAATTAAATTTCTTAAAGACAATATAGGCAGGTTAACGCTAGCAGATTTAGCTGAAAGGTTGGGTAAATCAGAACTGGCAGTAAAATTATATATGCATCGCCATAGGATGACCATTGGCCCTGTAGTAAAAAGAAACCTTTTACAAGAGCTACTAAAGATAAAGTTTGGAAACCCTAAATACTTTCAACCGACAAGGGAATTCTATGCCGACATAGGAATTACACAGAGACGTTTTTGGGATTTATTCCATGGACGAAAGCAAATCACGAACGACGAATACTTAAAGTTTGCAAAACATTTTAATGTCAGTTTAGAGGAAGCATTTGAAGCACGCCAATTAAATCTATTTCAAGAATGAATTTTCAAGATGCTATAAAATACATAAAGGATTCCGTTAATATACAGGAAGTGATTTCGGAATTTGTTAATCTGAAGAAAAGAGGAATCAACTATACAGGCTTATGTCCTTTTCATAATGACAGGCATTCTTCTTTTTCTGTAAGTCCGACAAAACAAATCTATAAATGTTTTGCTTGTGGAAAGACAGGAGATGTATATCAATTCCTGATAGATCATGAAAATATGACTTTTCCTGAAGCTGTTCAATGGTGCGCTAAACGTCTAGGCATAACTATTGAGAATGATAATGAATCTACTCCAGAACAGCTTCAGGCAAGGAAGTATAAAGAAAGCCTTCAAGTTGTAATGCAAGCTTCCTGCAATTTTTTTCAGAACAATTTACAGCATGCGGCAAGTTATTTGCAGGACCGGGGATATTATGTAGATGATGATATTCTTAAAATCTACAAGGTGGGTTATGCGCCTTTGGGCAATCTTTTATTTAAAGATTTATCCAGAAATGGCTATAACCAGGATTTGATGCAGGAAGTCAATTTGACAGCTGTTGGCCAGTACGGTCCGTATGATATTTTCCAGGGACGCCTTATGTTTCCGTTCCTCGATAATCAGGGAAACGTAGTCGGTTATACAGGCAGAATACTTCAGTCAAGGGATGGTGTAGCTAAATATTCTAATACAAAAGATACACCTTTATTTAACAAAGGTTCTTATTTATTTGGTCTGTTTCAGGCACGTCAGTCCATTGGCCAGATGGGATATGCTTATTTGGTAGAAGGCCAGTTTGATGTAATGTCACTTGCTGCAGTAGGAGTGACTAATGCAGTAGCATCCTCCGGAACTGCACTGACTGAAGCTCAGGTTAAGCTTTTATCAAGATATACCCGTGAAGTAGTTCTGAACTATGATGGTGATGCTGCAGGCCAGAAGGCTTGCAGAAAGACTGCAGCCATGATGCTCAAGTTTGGCCTCGAGGTTAAAAGTATCATGTTGCCACAAGGTAAGGATCCTGATGATATCGCAAAAGAAAAAGGCAGCGAAACCGCTATGTTCCTCAAGAATAACACCAAGGATATTGTATCATATTTGTGCCTTCAGATATCAAAGGAAGAGTTGAATGATCCGGCTGTGAAGGAGCAGCATCTTAATGACCTGTGTGATATCGTTTCCAATTGCGGTTCGGCCACATTAAGGCATTCCTATGCACAGATAATATCTAAGCGTCTTTCCATACCTTCAGATATGGTTCTTTCCAGGATAAAATCCTTTTTGGCCAAAAAGCCGGAACAGACTGCACAGGATGACCTTAAGCCTGGATTATATGGCCTTGATGTACTTCCCCAGGGAGAGACAGGCAGCGTTCACATTACCTGCGACTGGAATGAGTTCCTCGAAGGATATGGTGAGGATATGCGGCTGTATATACACGAGAAACTGTCTATGCAGGATATTCAGGAAATAAGAAGGAAATGCACTCTTCTGGACGTTGATTATTCAGACCTCAGCATCCAGAAGGATGGTCGTGAATCAATCCTGCTTTCAGCCATGGCAGAATGCTTTAAGAATGGCATTACAGAGATTTCAGTAAATTATACTGCAGATAACCAGTCCATGGACAGTATTCCGGATGAATCGGATAATGAAGACAACTATATCAATCGAGAGTACCGGGATGAAGTTTGGACATTTATTAATACATACGTTTATAAGTATCATCTGTTTCTACGTGATGTAAATCCATACGATCATACCCCATATATCCAGCGATGTGCAGAACTGATTGCTTGTGCCGATGACTCTGTCCGGATTATCAATTACTCCAAGTATCAAGGATGGTTAAGTCTGACCAAACAGCAGCTTAATGAAATTTTAAAGCCTTTTCTGGCCAAGAGGAAGTCACGCATGGCCATCAACGCACAACGTGATGATGATGACATATATTATGACCCTGACCAGTTGCCGGACTATGTTGAAAATGAACCAAAATATCAGCAGATGTACCAGCAGTGTAAGTTCTATCCGAAACTTAATCATGATGGTATTCCTGTGTGTTATATCTTTAAGAATGGAAACGATAAGGGGCACACCATGGTGGGCGATTTCTTTATGGAGCCTCTCTTGCATATTCAGTCTGACATTGATGAGGACAATAAACGAGTAGTAAAGATAAACAGAAGATATTATAAACAGCCGATTTATCTTGAGGTCCAGTCAAAAGCTTTTTTGAAAAAGTCAACCATCGAGGAACGGTTAATTATGCTGGAGGCCGTAAACTTTACTGACGGTGAGGAAAAGCACTGGACAAAAATCCGGGAATGGATGTCCCGTAATTTTGTCACCTGCAAGGAAATCAAAATCTATGGTAACCAGCAGACCGATGGATTCTCAAAGAAAGAAGACAATATGTTCTTTGCTTTTGCAAATGGCATATACCATCAGGTGGATGGTGAATGGCGATTCGATGCGGTCAATGAATTAGGAGTGGTTACTCATAACAAGAAGAATTATTATCTTCCGGCATTCTCCACTATTTATGCCGGAAGTGATAATCAGGATAAATACGAGCTTGTATCAACGTTGTATTATAAGGAGCTTCCGCCAGAGCAGCAGTGTTCCTTTGAAAAGTGGGCCGATTTGATGAATAGGGTATATAGGATGAACAACAATGGGAAGTGGGCAATTCTTTATGCTGTGATGTGTGCCTTTCGTATCAATATCCATTGCCAGGATCGTTTGTTTACTGCTCCATTCTTTATGGGACCTATGTCTTCCGGTAAGACTCAGATTGCGATATCCATAAGGAGTCTGTTCATATCGCCAAAGGTGCCTATTTTCAACCTCAATATCGGTACGGATGCAGCCATGAGTACCTTGATGTCCACCTTCCGAGATGTTCCGGTAGTCCTCGATGAGTATAATAACAAGGATATCTCCGATGTAAAGTTTCAGGCATTGAAAGGTATTGTATATGACGGTGATGGTAAGCAGAAGCGAAGAGGTACTTCCGGCAAGGAGATTGAAAACGAAAAGGTCTATACACCTGTCGTAATTTGCGGACAGGAAACACCACAGCGAGATGACAATGCATTGATGTCGCGTATCATTGTCTGTGAAGTTCCTAAGCCGGCTAAGGCTAGAACGCAGGAGGAGCTCGACTTATTTGCAGAACTTAAGGATATCGAGGAACGCGGACTTTCCAATGTCCTGCTTGAAATACTGAAGCTCCGTTCGACTGTAATGGATAGATTCAGACTTTTGAAACAGGAATGCTACAAGGAACTCAAGTCCAGGATGAGCAGCACCGGAGAAGTTGACCGTCTCATGAAGACTGCATCATTATTCCTGGCCACATGCAAGCTGCTGACGGAATATTCAGATTTAAAGCTTCCGTTTACCTATGAAGAATTCTTCGAGATAGCTTTTGCCAAAATCAACTTCCAGATTGAGCTTATAAGTAAGACTGACAAATTGGCCACATTCTTCAAGGCAATGGACGTGATGATTGATACCAAAGCAATCATAGAAGGCCGTGATTATGATATTGTGGAGCAAGCCAAGGTTACAATCAAGTCCCCTGGTGGTGAAAGAAGTGAGGTACAACTTCCTGCAGGAACCAAAGTATTATATCTCCGAATGGGAGCAATATACACCCAGTATGCACGAAGTTCTTACAACAAGGAAGAATCGACCCAGTCCACCATCGAGCAGAACCTTCGTTCTAATCCAGCATATATTGGTCTTGTTAACTCACGACGTTTCAAATGGTATACCACAATTGAAGTTCCCCGTGGTGGTTTGGAAGAAGATACATCCGGAACCGGAGTACAGGTAGACAATACCATGGTCAAGAAAGTAGAACGTCAGGAAGCCATATCAAGTTGTATTGCCATTAACTACGATATGTTCCGTCAGATATACGATATTGACTTGCAACGTAAACCTGAAGAATCGGAAGACTCAAAACATGAATCAAACAAAGAAGATTTACCGTTTTAATAACCATATAAAATAAAAGATTATTATGACAAATAAAATTAATCTGAATAAATTAAGAGATAAAGCCTACCAGTGTGCTAAAGAACATGGCTGGCATGAAAGTGAGAAGAGTAATGAACACTGGTTTTGCCTGGTGATTTCTGAACTTATGGAAGCAGTGGAAGCTGATAGAATGGGAAGGCATGCCAACGTGGAGAGATATAAGACTATTACAGAGAATAGCCTTATATGTAAAGGACTCAACACCATGATACCGAAGGAGAAGGGTTTTATAGTAGCCTATGAAGAAACGATTAAAAATAGCGTTGAGGAAGAGCTTGCAGATGCCTGTATTAGGTTATTAGATTTTGCCGGATTGGATAACTATGATTTTGATGATTATGATTTTGATGATCGATTGAAAGTAGATTACTTATCTAAGTCGTTTACTGAGTCTATATATATAATAGTACATTGCGTTATGAACTGGGGTATATGTGATGTATTGAATGAAATTTTCTCTTTCTGTTGGTCAAGAGGCATCAATATCATGTGGCACATCGAGCAGAAGATGAAGTATAATGAATTGCGACCATACAAGCATGGCAAACTATACTGAATACTTCAGCAAAACATTTTAAAGAATACACACTAAATAATTAGTAAGAACATTTTTAATGAAGGTGGATGGCGAAAAAAAATCGTTACATCCACCTTTCTTTGTCTAGATATCAATCCCCCGGACCCCCTGAAATTAAAAGGACAAACAAATAGACACGTAGTTTTGAAATAAAAACTTTTCAAAAAGGCCGACCTACTGACCTACAGTCCTACAACATAGAAATATTTCAAAACAAATAAGCTACATAACTCTTTGTATGATAGATATATATATAATTTTCTAATAAGATAATATATATAACCTACATAGTGTAGGTCAGTAGGTCAGTGTAGGTTTTGTATGTCGAAGCTGTTTTTTATAGGTCGGTAGGTTAAGTATTGCTCCGACCTACAAAAATGTCTGAAAATAGCGATTGTAGGTTGTGTAGGACGGTGACCTACAAGAAAAAACATAACGTATTGTTTTTGTAGCAGCTTGAAAATCATTACTTTTACGTTATAATATAAACAATTGTAGGACTGTAGGTCGGTATGATGCAAAAAATAAGAAAAACCATATAAAATAGAAAAACCTATGATTACAACAAAGATTACCATCACACCTTATTTAGCCGAATATATTATCGGAAAATACAACCATTGTAACAAAGGAGAAGTCAAAATCCCTGACACAACAGATCTGTATCACGTTATATGGGAATATATGTCAAGACGTCCGGAAAATGTTTCTGTTATGGATACCGGTAATCTTATTATTGCCTTACCCGATAGGAGGATAGGCAAAGATCCCGCTGTCTTTAATTATCTTTCCGTTCGTGCTGTTAAAGCCATCGAACTTCATATCAAGAATATGTTTAACCAAGAGCTTCATTCAGAGCTTATGGACAATGACCGTAAAGGACATTTCCTAGATAATATAGACGTTGTACATAAGTTTTTATGTACCTATGGTATAGAATCTATATCTGAGGATGCTCTGCTGAAAAATTACTACAGATACCGGGAGGCTTTGCGACAACGAAAGAAAAGGAAGGAGCGTAAAGAGAAACTCAGTATATCTAATTAATGTTAAAAACATAACAGAAAATAATCTACCAACTGTATAATTTTGTCCGATTTTGTGAGTAAAAAAGTACAGTACACATAGAACAATCTTATTATCAGCATATTAAAACAAAGATGAAAGAACTATCCGTTAGGATCCAAGTGCATCCCGTCAAATCCATGCGCAAGGAATCATACCAGTTTATGACAAGTGACTATTTCACTTTTGCACCTACGCTATCCACATCAACTGCAGGTCCTGTCTATGTCTGCGATTTAGAAATTAATATTGATAAGCCGATGCCCGATGACATGATTGATTTCTCTATATTTCGTTCATGTATCGTCAATTTTACGGATTCTGCCGGGAATCCAATTAAAATCGGTACGGAAGAGATTCCGGCTAAAGTAATTATTTCCCCGAATTTGAATACTGCACTGTTCAAAATACAATGCAGCATGCTGTCTTCACCTCTTATATAGTCCTTTCTCAGTGCTGTGTATGTCTATATCTTCGCTGAAAAGATAAGACATGAATGATGCACTTAAATACTTGAGGCAACTCTTGATTACCCGACAAGGACTTCTGATTACAGCAGAGGCATACGCTTCTGCTGTAATGGATGTTTTTCCGATAAATCCGGTTTCGGAGATTACATTACCCCCAATGTATATAGAGAGTTGCCGGAAGGCACTTTCTTTAATTCAGGTAGAGTATCCTGATTTTAATATTACAACAGACTTTTCTTCAAATGAGCTTGCTTCATCCAGCATTGCTTACCATAGGATTTTTGGGTTTATCACATCATCCAGCCGATATTACTTCAGTAGCAAACAATTTGAAAAAGACTTGTTAGCTGCTGAAGCTAATCCGGCTATATCCTGCCACCTTTTCCACATTAATTCTGGAGGTGGAGAAGCATGGTATATTGACCGTCTCTCGGAAACCATTTCTTCTCTCAAAAAACCTACAGTTACTTTATTTGAAATGGCTGGTGGATCTGCTGCCTATTATATAGGTTGCCAGGCTAAACATGTATTCTGTCTTACCGACAACGATTTGATTGGTTGTATCGGTACCATGATTGATTTCTATGACTGGGATTCATATTTTGAGAAACTGGGACTGAAAAGAATTACAGTACGTGCAAGTAATTCAGATTTGAAAAATAAAGAATACGATGATTTACTGGCTGGTAAGAACGAAGATTATAAAAAGAAGTTTCTTAATCCGATGAATGCTAGTTTTCTTCAAACTGTCAGACAATACCGGAAACAACTTAAGAATGCATCAGATGATGAACCGGCTTTACGAGGTGAAACCTTCCTTTCTCAGACTGCGATTGAAAAAGGATTAGTTGATTCCAAGAAATCTTTTCTTGAAACTTTGCAATACGCAAAGGAACTGGCTACCAAATGGGATACTCAAGTCGCCACCAGAAAAAAAGCTCTCAATATTTTTAATTCTTAATTTAACTGCGTATGAATTTAAAAGAAAAACTTACACATGTCTTTAGCTTATTGGGACTTACCCAAAAGGCCAAGGACCAGAGTCTTTCCGACGACGAATGGAAAGCTGTAGTAAATCGTTTCCAGCAAGAATATAAGGTTACCCTACAGGAAGCGATGGCAGAAGAGAATAATCATTCTCAGGCACCTTCAATTTCCCAGGAAGAAATTACTGCAGCATATAATATGGTTAAAGATATTGTTGCCGAACAGACTTCTCAAGAAACTTCCGATGGAAAAAACGACGAAGAAGATGAAACTGCACAAACCGCCCAGGAAGAAAACATTCCTTCTATGTCTCAAGTACTGTATATGTTGGGCAAAGTGGCAAACAATGTAAAAACCATGTCACATCGTGCAGCCCCAGACAAGCCCTTGGCTGAAACAGCTCCATTGACTATTCATGGCTACAACGGTCCAGCTGACCAGAATAAGTTCCTTTTCGGAATTGAAAATTCAATGTTCTCAATGGATAACCGTTGGAACAAGATTGCCGCTCAACCATCCTATGCCGCAGCTAATCCCGTAGATGAAGAAACTGACGGACCAGCATTCCGTAAGGCCGTTCTTGAGTATTCACGTTCTTTGAAGCAGCGTTTCAACTATCTTCACCAGAACAACTACCTTAACCAGGTGCAGGCTCTCTCTGAAGGTAAGTTCGCAACAGACTATTCAGGTGTAAAATCAATTCCGGGTGGTAACAACTTCATCGTTCTACGCCAAGATGCTCTTATCGCACGTGTGTTGATGAAACGTGATGTCACTCAGTATTTCCCTGTTCGATATGGTATCCAGGACTCCGACCTCGTATTTAATGCTTACTTCTCAGAAGTTTCTCAGGCATATCAGCCGGGAGAAGTTTGGAAAGGTGGAGCCGAAATCCAGCCGGAACGCGGATATGTGGACGATGCGATGATTAAGCTCTCATTCGGTCAGATGAAGGAGCTTGAACGCATGTACATAGCGTATCTCAACAAAGAAGGTTCTGATCCTATCAAGTGGAGCATGATTGAGTTCTTCATTTTGAATACACTGGAAACTGCACAAGTGGAACAGAATAAACGCAGAATCCGTGGTATGTATGTTAAGCCGGAATCAGGAAAGCCCGGTTCTTATCTCAATACCGGTACAGGTATCCTCTATACTCTTGTTCGTTACTCGCATGAGAATAAACTCCTCTTGAACGACGATACAGCTTATCGCAGCTATACTCAGGACGATATGCTTGATGCTGTTCTTGAGTTTTATAGCGATGTGCAGTCACAATGCAGTGAGGATATGGAACTCGATAACATGTGTATCTACCTTAACAAGACACATCAGCCTTGGTACCTTAAGAATGTTCGTGCCAAGTATGGCAAGGATATTGACTTCTCAGGTCCGGATTCATATAAATATAAATTGCCTGACACAGAAATGCGTATCATCTGGCTTCCATACCTTGGACAGTTGCCATTGATGTTCATTCAGGAGCCTGGTAACCTTCAGTTCCTTGAATATGTTCCTGGCGAAATGCTGAACTTCAAACTGAAGGAAGATATGGAACTGGTTAAGGGCTGGTCTGTATGGAAAGAAGGATGTTCGGCTGCATTTGTAGGAAAGAACTTCGATTCTGCTGCAGCTTTGAAGGAAAACAACTTCGTATGGCAGCAGATTTTCATGAATAAGCCATGTATTTCATTGGCCGATGATGCTACCACTTGTGACGCAACCAAGGGTTTCTGGTTCGAAACAGTTCAGAACACTTCTGCATCCCAGAAAATTACGGATATCAGCAATGCTAAAACTGGTGTAGTCTATATCATCGAATGTGGTAATACAACTCAGCCACAAAGCATTGATAAGAGTGGTAAGTTTTCTGATATCACTTCAGCATGGAATCCTTCCGCTGTAGGTGATTACATTATGGTTGTAATGAATTCTGAAAAGAATTTCATTGAGCTTGAACGTTGTGTAGGAGGAAAGCGAACCATTAATACAGCTCTCCAGCCCAATGTTCCTGGAGTGAGATAGTTTTATGATTTTCAAAACAAGGGTGGGGAAACCCACCCAATAACAATATATTATGAAAGATTATTTTTTGCGTAAAGATAGAATTAAACTGTTCTTGTTTTTTTCGCTTCTTGTTGTAAGCGTGTACCTAATCAACATCTTTATTGACCCTGACTTGGTTTTATCAGGTCTGAGTATGGCTTCAATGATGGTTATCGGTGATATCGAGGATTTATCCGACCGTCAGACTCATGGTTCCAACATTGCCTATCAGGTTCATTTGATACCTGTTGAACAGATTGATACGACCAAACCATTTCCGAAACCTAATGCATCAAGAGAAGTTGCCCAGATACCGATGAAAGATGGTGAATACATGAGATATTTTGAAGCTCATGATATCCCAACATTCACAGGTTCTGGAGAAAAAGGTGACATTACAACCTCAGGGACCAATACATTTTCAATCATAATGGGTGGTATTCGTGAAAAGCTTCTGAATTTTCAGGAAGAATATGCTGGGGGTAAATTTATTATCCTTTTCCATGAGATTGGAGAAACCGACTGGTATATCTTAGGCAGTGTAGACAGACCCATGATATTCTCCAGCTTTGAAAACAAGAATGACAAAGACGGCCGGTATGTAACATTCACATTTACTCGTACATCAATTGACCAGTATTACAAGTACACTGGAACAATCGTAAGAAGTGAACCAGTCACTCATTCTGCCGATGCCACAGTTTTAACCATCAAGTCTGGAGTTGATACCTATAAGATTCCGGCAGGTTCTTCTGGAACATACGCCATATCTACTGTAAATGGAATTACATCTTCCGATAAAGGACGATACATCACTCTCGAAGGAACAGCTACAGACGAAAAGGCAGCAACGATTGCCGATAGTACATCTTTCGTTCTTGAGGATGGTACCACATGGACGGCCAAGGCTGGTAGTAGAATTACTTTCAGAGTTTTCGATTCCCAAACATTGGTTGAGGTATCAGGATCACGTGTTCAAACAGCTTAAAAGTTTTCAATATGGTAAAATATTCATACAAGGAAAAAAAATACCATTTCAATGCATTACGGAACACTGATTCTGCAAGCATTGATTTGGAACTTTTGCTCAAGCTATGTCCCGAACACCCAGATAAGCGACGTTTCACTTTATATGCGAAAAAGCTGGGCGATGAAATTCTTCTCTCCTTACTTGACTTCGCTACTAAAGAAGAAATACGTGAATTCAGGCGCAAGAAATCAGAACCGGTACCACAACCTGCACCGGAACCTGAACTTGAACAGAAGCCAGAACCACAGCCGGAAGTTCCATCTCCGGAACCTGTTCCTCAGCCAGAATCTCCTGCCGAAGGTAATACTGTAACAGACAATTCCGAACAGCTTATAGCTGAAGCAGAACAGAGAACTGCCGAAGCCGAGGAAAGGGCTGATGATGCCGAGCTACGTGCCGAGGAAGCTGAAGAAAAGGTCGAGGAAGCCGAACAGCGTGCTGAAGAAGCTGAGAAACGTGCAGAACAGGCTGAACAAGCTCTTGAAGAAGAGAAAAAAAAACGTCCGGCTCCGGCAAAATCCAAAAGGAAGAAGAGTTCCCCAAAATAAACTGGAATAATCTTACAGATGAGAATGTTCAGACCGCCACTATAATCTATAATGCCAGAATTATAGCCTGGCGAAAAATGAAAGAACTCGATAAGGTTCTGGATACGGCTCCAACTTCAGGTGCAGTTATGCAGATGGTGGAATTGCGTATTCAGAACCTTCTTGCTTTCACCGAGCTTCAATCGTATAACGATACAGGTAAGTTCCTTTATCGCCATCCTCTTATTAGCCATAAATCCGAACGTTCCGAACTTGAACATCTTCTCAAGAATGATCCTCAGGAGTTCCTTCGTCGTCATAAATGTGTACTTGATAATATTCGCAGATACGAAGCAAAACTTAAGAATCCGGAGCTGGCCGATAAGCAAAGTAAGTTTCGTACTTTACTTCAACGGCATAGAGATAAAGAACTGCTATTCAAAACAATATTACAATCTATTAAATCATGAACAAACAAATAGAAGTATATAATCTAGGTGGACTACCAACTGCACCCATCGACAGTTTTCTTGAGCTTCAGGAAGACTTTAAAATTTCAGATTCTGACAAGCTGGACAAGCTTCAGATGCTGATCATTACCAGAGGTTTCAAGTATGCATTCAAGGCATGGAAGGATCCGGACGGTAAATTATGGATTATTGATGCTCACCAGAGAAGAAAGGCTTTGCTGGCTTTGCGTAAGGCAGGGTTTGATATCCCGGAGATACCATACGAACCAATCTTTGCAGCCGACAAAAAGGAAGCCGTAGAAGAGATTGCAGCATATAATAGTGAGTTTGCCAAAAAGAACCCAGATACACTTCTTTTCAAAAAGTATAATATCAGTACCGATACACTTGACAGGTTTAGTCTCGGCTATGAGGTTAAGACGGTGGACTATTCTCCTTCACAACCATTGTTTGCCCAGGAACATGAGGCAACCGATATTCAGGAGGATGCTGTTGATTTCACGATTCCTGACACAGAAGATGATGCTTTGTTTGTTAAGTCGGGTGATGTCTGGTTGCTTGGAAATAACAGGCTGATGTGTGGCGACTGCAGACTGAAAGCCGATATTTCAACGCTGATGAACGGAATGCAAGCAGATTTAATTGTTACCGACCCGCCATATAATGTAGCTTATACCGGTGGTACAGAAGACGAACTTACCATACAAAACGATTCCATGGAGAACGATATGTTTGCCACATTCCTACGCCAGGTATTCGGTATGATGTTTGCCTGTCTCAAGCCTGGTGGTTCATATTACGTTTTCCATGCTGATTCGGAAGGAGAGAACTTCCGTGCATCACTCCGTAAATCCGGATTCAAGATTGCGCAGTGCTGTGTATGGGTAAAGAATTCCATGGTTATGGGACGTCAGGACTATCAGTGGCAGCATGAGCCTTGTCTGTATGGATGGAAACCTGGTGCCAGCCATAAATGGTATTCCGACCGCAAGCAGACTACAACATGGTTCTTTGATAAACCACAACGTAATGCTATTCATCCAACCATGAAACCAATTGCTTTAATGGCTTATCCCGTATGCAATTCGTCTGATCATGGCGATATCGTTCTCGATATCTTCTCCGGAAGCGGTTCCACCCTTATGGCATGCCAGCAGGTAGACCGTATATGTCATGCCATGGAGATTGATCCTAAGTATGTGGCAGGAACAATAAACCGTTTTAAGGCTATGTTCCCGGAACAGCCAGTCAGACTTTATCGTGACGGAACACTATTATCTGTAGATGAGACTTTAAATATTATATACCATGGACAACGAATTACAACCAACGAGTGACATCGATAAGACATTGGCCATAGGTGATGAATACGTATCCCAAGTCCGAACATTCGGTGCCTTGGGGTACTCCATCAACCGAATATGTCAGTTGTTAAATCTCAGGGGCAAGAAGAAGCTTGCACTCCAGCTAAGGATGAAGATTCCCGGAGATATCTACTATGATGCCTATAATTCCGGACAGGCTCTTGGCGAATATAATATCGATGCTGAGCTTGCCAAGCGTGCTGAGACTGGAGATATAGATTCCATCACACTGCTAGAGCAGCGAAAAAACGAACGTAAGGAACTTGATATGCGTAAAGAATTATTTGGTGTATGACAATTATAGATAGACTTGATAAAATTCATCCGGACTTGATTGCTGCATTCTTGAGTACCGGACAATGTGATGGTATCCCGGAAGATGTAAAGCTTTTTTTGAAGCAAATCCAATGGGCTGCAGAGATATACGAATACGAGAGGAATATCAGTAGGGCAGCCCGTCAGCTTCGCATAAGGATACTTGCACAACAGAAGATCAGTCTTGACGAACGTACATGCAGGGCAAGAATATACGCAGCCATCAACTACTTTAACATCGACAACAATGTATCCATCAAGGTATGGGAGGACAACTTTGCCGACAAATATGAAGACCTTGCCAAGCTTTCTGCTATACGTGGTGATTATAAAACGCAGAAGGAATGTTACAAGGAAGCACTCGAATGTAGAAGACGTGCATCACAAATAGCCGAAGCTACAACTAACATGGGCATCGTGTTCCTTTTTTCAAAAGAACTTACTGCAGAGGAACTTGGATATACCTCAGAAAACCTCAAAAAGATTGCAGCCAAGTATAATGAAGGATTTTATCACAAACTTATATCGGACCTTCCACTTGAGAAGGATGATAAGAAACGTTTGCTCAGGGATGCAGATATTCAAGAAGCCGAAATTGTAGAAGAACTTACGGAGGAATAGTTATGGAAAATGAAGAACTTAATAAAGTAGCAGCAGAGATAGAACGCTCGTACATGAACAGAATGCAGCTCTTAGCCAACATAGTGGACCCGAATACCCTCATAGTAGAGGGAGCCAGAGCTGTTGGTAAGACAACAGAGGTCACAACAAACCGTATGATAAGGGTAGGCGATTCGATGCCTGGTGAATGCAGCTTTGTCGTACATAAAACATACGTAGCTTTGCTTACAAACGTCTGGCCGAACATTCAGGCATCATTCGCCAAACAGGTCACCGTAAACGGACATATAAGGCCGATGCTCCAGGAAGGCATTGATTACGTGGCCGGAGAAAGCAAATTGCCTACACATTTCCGTATGCCCAGGCGACCGATATCATATCCCAAACATTCTATTGTATTCCGTAACGGCCATCACTTCCAGCTTGTAAGTTCCGACCAGCCTGAATCAGTAGCCGGTCAGAGTGGTGTTCATGCATTCGTGGAAGAAATGAAACACAATGACGGAGAAAAACTCAAGACACGACTTTTCCCTTCATTGCGTGGATCATCGGCAGAAATCCGTAGGTCCCCCTATTACCAGGGATGGACCGGTGTCTCCGATACTGCCAGAGTAGACTTGAATGAAGATGACTGGTTCGAATCTTATGAGGAAAATGTGAACCGCCAGCTTATCAACGAAATCATAACTGTAGCACTCCATGTAAACGAAGCACTCTTCACCAAGCATGACAGTATTTTCAAGCAAAAGCACACAACCAATCCCGTCACTCTTGAGAAATTGCGTCTGGATATAGAGAAAGCGGACAGAAGGCTGGCCATCTGGCAGCCAAGGTTGGCAGATATGCGTAGAAATGCAACTTTATATATCAGAGCCAGTTCTTTTGCAAATAAGGATATTCTGGGACCGAAATTCTTCAAAACGCAGATGGAAACCCTTGACGTAGACGAATTTCTGACAGCAATTTGTGCTGTACGCAGAAAGGCTGTTGTTAATAAGTTTTTCGTTAACTTTAATAAGTCAAAGCATTGCTTTTCAGATAGTTATATTTATGATAGTATTTTGAAGTTAGATTTGAAAGAACACTTTATCTTGACAGCCAGGTACTTAAAGCATTTCAATAAACGTGACACTCTGTATCTTGGCTATGATCCCGGACACTTCTCAAGCATTGTAGTCGGCCAAGAAAAGAACTATGGCCGTCAGTTCCGTATCATAAAAGAGTTTTATTGCTGTTATCCGGATGAGCAGCCCGAACTGGCCCGACAGATATGGGAGTTCTTCGGTTCCGATTCTTTGAGCAAGCACATAGTTCTTTATCCCGACCGTGCCGGAAACAAGACACGCGAGGAACTTGAGCAGGTAGGAACAGACAGCCGTGCTATGAAGAAGGAACTTGAAAACTATGGCTTTACCGTTGAGTTGATGAACGAAGGGCAGGGAACCATCTATCACTGGCAGCAGTTCAAACTTATGGCAATGATAATGTCAGGCAGGAGTAACGTATTACCGGAGCTTCTCATAGATGAAAACGAATGTCCGAACCTTGTGAGTGCTATTCCTCTCTCTCCACTCAAGAAAACTAATGGGAAAATAGAACTTGACAAGACAAGTGAAAAGAAAGTCCCTTTGAAACGACAGGCCGGTTTAACTACTCAGATACCTTCAGCTTTGATTTATCTTTTATACGGCAAATATGGTGATTCTATTAAGTCTGAATTATCTAATTATCCCGATAATCTGTTGGATAATGTCGTAACAAGCTAATTTTTTGAAATATAATTATTGGTATTAGCGCAATAATCTATATCGTTTACCATCGTATTAATGTGTATTTATTTGACAGTCAGCTTTTAGCCATACCGACAACAGACAGTAGAAATTTTTATACCGCCCGGACCAACACGCCCCGCTAAGAATCCGGTATGCCCGGCACCAATCCAGAAAATCGGGAAATATGATTTAGTCCTTTCTATACCCCGTTTTGCAGCCTAAATTTGAGTATGAAAACGATAGATGAATCCACTACTATATCGGGTCCGATTGCAATGCAATGGGCAAAAGAATTATCAAAGCTTCCGGATGGTTGCTTTACGGTAGCCTTCTTTCCCTGTTCTAGGAATAGAGGTATAGCAAGCAATAAGCTGACGGTTAAGGAAGGCTGCAAATGGCGTACTCAATTACCTCAAGAGAAGTTCAGTGTAGATGGTGAGAACTTGTTTTTGTTTACGGATGGGGATGGAGAACCACGAATGTGTTATAAGATACTTATCCGTTATATGGCATTCCCTAACGATGGGTATAAACTACATAAAATAAACTGGTTATGAATGAACAGATGGATATGTATGGGAACTTTGGTGTGTTTATCAATGAAGGCACATCATATTCCTTTCAGGTAGGATCACAGGCTTCTATGCCAGCACTTGATCCGGACTTCCAACTACCTTCCTCTCTGCTAACCTTGACAGAGCAGCCACATTGGATGAGTATTAACGGATATCATATACTCAGCAGAGGATGGAATGACCTTAAATGTCTGGAGGTGGCAAGTGATATCAAGAAGAACAGGTTGTTGCCAAGGCTTATTACAAAGCAGTGTGATATGCTGTATGGCAATGGCCCGGCTGTATATAAGATGGGACTTGTAAACGGCAAAATCAAGCGTGTCTGGCAGGACGTTCCGGAGATAAAGGCATGGCTTGACAGTTGGGAGGATAACGGTATTGTCCAAGGACCTAAGGATTTTGCCAAAGCATGTATCAAGAACTTCTATTATTTCAGGGATTTCTTTTGCAAATTCCGCTTTTCTGTAGGAAAAGGTATAATCCCTGGTGTATTGCCCATTGCAGGTATAGAGGCCATGGAAAACAACCATTGCCGGCTTGCCACACTCAAAAAGGATGTGGCGTATTCACTGGTTACAGACCGGGATTTCACAGCGGTTGCAGTAGGCCGTTTTGCATACGGTATTTCCAGCAGTTTCAGCATATACCCAAAGTTCAGGCTAAACGATGTGGCAAGATATAATTTTGCAGCTATCAGTCATCATCGTGAGAAGTCTGTAAACGAGTTTTATGGCCAGAATGAGACTCATGAAGGAACCCGTGAATACATAAAAGGCAGTAACACCATTGCCAGGTATATAAACTCATTCCTGAATAATGCTTTGGCTGCAAAAGTGCATATTATTATTCCTGATGCCTGGGTTCAGAGTAAACGAATTCAGATACAGCGGCTTTGTGAGGATAATAAACGACGTAATCAGAAGAATCTTCCTTTACATCAATTTGCCGGTATCGATATAGGTACAGAGTTTGAAGAAGCTTTAGTCCTTCAGTATATAAGTCTGAAATTGCGTGAAGTGACCAATTTCCTTTCGGGTGCAGATAACCAGGGAAAAACCTATGCAACATACAGCTTTAAGTCTGCAAACGGTATCGAGGAATGGCAGTTCCAGACGCTAGACCTGAAATATAAGGAATATATCGAGTCGCTTATTGCATACGATAAGCGGGCAGATGAAGTCCTGTTATCTTCTGTAGGTCTGGATTCAAGTATATCATCCGTCAGTAAGGATGGTGTAATCAGTAAGTCTGGTTCCGATTCTTATTATAATTACCTCATATACCTTATGCAGCTTAATCCGGAAGATGAGATATGTTGTGAGCCATTCAATTGGGCAATTAAGGTCAATTTTCCGCACCTGTACGAGCAAGGATACCGAATCGGTTTCTACCGTGAGGTTCCGGCCAGACAAGAAGAATTATCCCCGTCAAATCGATTAAATAATCAGCAGCCATGATATTAGAAGAATTATTTACCGATGTGGCTACATTAAGAGAATATGTGCCATTCATGGACAGTAATATTGCGTTTTCCGAACTTGGAAGTAGTGCTAAATCGGCCAAGAAGCAGATTTGTGTTATAATCACTCCAGAAGTATATTCTGCAATTATTGGGAAGGGAAATGGGGGTATATTCGAGGAATTGCGTACTGCAGTAGCCAATCTTACTCTTGCCAAGCAGGTGGTGTTTGATGCTATAAATCGCAGGAAGCAGGAAATCGATATTTACAAGCATGAGCAGGAATCAATGCGTAGAGCTTATATTGAGAATTATTATAATTCTATGGACAGCCTTGTTCAGGAACTTGAAAAGTCTGATATTGAATCCTGGAAAGAAACGCGCTATAAAAAGATACTTGAATCATTGCGCATAAAGACTGCACCTGAATTCGATGAATTATATCCGATAGACGGGTCATATCTTTTCTTTTTCCGTATTATTCCATTTCAACGTGAAGCACTTGAGGATTACATGAACGGTTATTACTCAAGAGTTTCAGACGATGATGAAAGTAAGAACAGTATTTATCGGAAACTTGACCGATGTCTTGCCATGTATACTGTCGCCAAATCTTTACGCCAGTTTGATATTGTTGAGTTTCCTTCTACTATTCGAAATTTGTTTGAGGATTCTAAGGCCATGAGATATGGCACGCAGGAACAGGAACGAGTATTGGCATTATCGGAACAGTTGAAAAATGAAGCAGACCAATTATTAAGAGATATAGATACCATGTTGTCCAATTCAGAGGGTGGAAATGTAAGTACAGAAGAATCTTATTTGCTGCCTTCGGATAAATTCTATTTAATGCCATGAGTTTGATGGATGATTACATACGCATTCAATATGGGGATCAGATGTATCGGATCCCTAATCGCTGGGAGTTGATAAGTAATGATTATAATTACCAGCAATTGGTCAAAGATATTATTTTGATGTCAGAAGGCAAGCTGTCTCCTGCAATGGTACGAATAAACTATATATGCCGTTATTTCGGATGGAACTATAAAAAAATTAAAGATGAAGATGCATTTGCCAATCTGGTGATGCTTGCAGAACAGGTGACGTTCATATTCCAAATATCCTACCCGAATAATGATGAAGCATTACAGGGCTTGGACGATTATTCATACAGTTTGTGCAAAAGGATTCCACCCGAAAGACTTTCTGGTATAACCCTGGCAAAAGTCTTAAAGCGACTTGATTATAGATTCACACTTGATTTGTGCTTTTGCCGTCAGTTCATGCCATATCTTACAGTTGATGGAAAGCATTATACAGGCTATACCATATCTACTAGTTTTGATACACTGAGCACATCACTTACTGCTTTGCAGTTCATCGAGGCACGTCAGCTTGTCAATCAAGGAGAAAAGATGTTGCCTTTGATGGCAGCTATCCTTTACCATCCTTTTCCATATACTTCGGAATCGGCTCACAAACGAGCTGAATCTTTTAAGGCAGTTCCTCGAGACAAGCTCTATGCCATATCATTAAATTTTCAGGCATTTGTGAACTTCCTTTTTACGAAAACCAGATACAGTATTCTCACAGCAGGCCGTGAAATAAAAAGTTCAGCCATTTCTACTGGGGCTCTGGAATCATTATACAGCTTGTCAGCGGATGGTTATGGGGATGTAACTCAGGTAGAGGGAATGGGACTGCTCCAATATCTTACAATACTTCGCAAAAAGGTAATTGAAAGTGTCCGTTCCTTGAATGCTGCTAAAATGGAATTGGTGGATATAGAGAAGGAAACAGGACTTCCATTGTCTATCATTAAACAGATTATACTATGATTATCATTGATTTATTGAAATTCTTTTCGTGCATACCTGATAGAAAGGGAGTGAACGACATCTTTTTAAATGGGCGTAGTAAATTACCCGGATATACGGAGCTGAAGGATTATATCTATCAACTGCCGGAACCTGTGATTCCAGGAATTAAGTACCTGGTATTTGGCCAAAGCCTGGAAGCTGTCAAGCGTAGGGTAGACAAAGTTTCTGGAGTTTATTTGTTTGTTGATTTTGGGGAGTTTTCATCGGATCGCAATTCGAATAACTCAATAGAAGATACCCAGCGACTTGCCGTTACGGTTGCAATGAAAGTTTCCAATTCGGCCGATATTATTGAAGAAGTGCTTGTGAGTGATAATACACTAGATTTGCTCAATCATGTAAGGGCATATATGCTTGCTTATAAAGACAAATGCTCATGGATTGATATGTTGTCAAGAAAGCACAGTATAGTGCCCTTCGAGTCCAAAGAACTGAATTCCATCGGATGGACATTGATGTTCGATGTTTCGGCTTCCGATTGGTTCAACTTGAAAGAGAAAAGTATGTCCTATGCAAAGCAGCGGCTGTAACTTAATTTTGAGCTGAAACAGAATTTAAATTCTAAATATGTTATGATTATGAAGAAAAAACTGATTGTTTTTGTTGTTGCTGTAGCTGTAGTTATCGGATTGTTGGCTTATTATCAGTATGTCCCATTTTGGGCAAGTATTGTTTCAACGGGAGCATTTGCTGCAGGAATCATCCTCGGATGGATGGCAAAGTGTTGGTCCGATAAACATGTAGTGTGATATGGAGAAGTACGTAGGTTTTATTACACAGGACATTAGGAGTGGAGTTATAATCATCTTTACATGTATGGTTTTGATTGCACTTGCTTGTATGTGGGACATGTGGACTGGCATTGATGCAGCCAGGGCAAATAAAGAAAAGATTAGGAGTAGACCGCTTCGAAAGACTGGTGCCAAGATAGTAGACTATTTCAGGTTGGTGTTTTACTTTGTGTTTATTGATATTCTCGGATTGTGTTTTCCATGGTATAACTTGCCATACGGTGCCGTTATAGGTACATTAGGTGTACTGATAATTGAGGGAGTATCTGTAGTTGAAAATTTGAAAAAAAAGAAAAGTCATGCTGCTGAAGTCGCTGATATGGCATCAAAGATTGTAGAATGTCTGTCTCCGGAAGAAGCTCAGAAACTTATTAAAATAATTAAGGAGGAAAAAAAGAATGAATAGTTTACCTAGAGGATTGAGAAACTGTAATCCGGGAAACATCCGTATTACAAAGGATAAATGGCAAGGCTTGCGTGAAGTGCAGACTGACAAAAGTTTCTTTCAGTTTACTGAAATGTGCTGGGGATATCGTGCTTTGCTCCTTACACTTCAGAACTATCGGAAAATACATAACTGCAAGACAATAGCAGATTTTATTAACCGTTGGGCTCCATCTGTAGAGAATAACACAAGTGGATATATCAGCAGGGTTTGCTCTGAAATACAGGTGCCTTCTACTTTTGTTCCGGATGTGAACGATAAGGATACAATGTGTGCTTTTGCTGCAGCCATTTCACAGGTTGAGAACGGTGTTCCAGCTGTGATGGAAGATGTAGTTGCAGGATGGGAACTTTTATAAGACAGAGTTATGAAGAATCTGCTATATTTTTTTGTGGCTGCGTTGGCTTTTACATTAGGCTGGTGCAGCCATTCTTCTTTTTCGGATCAGCCTGTAAAGTTTGATACCATACAGAGTAAACCAATTGTAGTTAGAAAAGTCAGTGTAGATACATTGTATATTGTGCTGCCATATCCATATCTCGCATGGGTGGACAAAACTGATACCATTTACATGGGAGACAGTTGTTGGCATCTTAGAGAATACAAGGAATATCAAGATAGCACCTACTATGCAAAAATCAGTGGAGTTGCACCAAGGCTTGATGAGCTGCAAGTCTATCCAAAGACAATTTATGAAACACAGTATATATACCGGGATATTATCGCTAAACCAAAGCGGTGGGGTGTTGGATTGTCTGTAGGATACGGAATGAGTAAGTGTGGACTGTCTCCGGTATTTGCCCTGACGGTTAATTATAATCTTTGGAATTTTTGAACGTGTATCAATATTTTACCTTTTGTGCGAATATGATAAACAAAGCTAAAGCCTTGATAATAAAGCAAGTACTACTACTTTATATGAGTTTATAGTGTTACCTTAGCTGTACAATAAAAAGGCAAACAATTATGAATGAACAGATTACAGCAATATTATCACAGACAACAACAAAAACAAGAAAGATTGAACAACTTCTTCAGCTTGGGTTAACAAGACGCCAGGTGGCCGATTTGGTAACAAATGGAAATTACGGATTTGTACAGAACGTGTACAAGAAAATGCTAGAAAGAGCTGGACAAAACATCCCAACAAGCACTCAGCTTGATTATTCTTTTACACGTAAGTTTGGAATAGAAATCGAAGCATATAATTGCACCAGAGAGAAGTTGGCCAGCGAACTTAGAGCAGCCGGCATTGATGTTGCAGTTGAAGGATACAACCACACTACTCGAAACCATTGGAAACTGGTTACAGATGCCAGTCTTACCGGAAACAATACTTTCGAATTGGTAAGCCCGGTTCTTGAAGGTGAAGCCGGATTGAAAGAACTTGAAAAAGTCTGTTGGGTGCTTGAATTTTGCGATGTAAAGGTTAACGACAGTTGTGGATTGCACATCCACATGGATGCAGCCGATTTCGACCTTCAGACATGGAAGAACCTCGCCTTGAGTTACAAACACCTTGAAAGGGTTATAGATTCCTTTATGCCGCAATCCAGAAGACAGAATTATTATTGCAAAGGTTTGAGTTCCATTTCTGCTTCAGATATACAGGCAGCACAAAGCATTGCCGACTTGCAAGCAGCATTCGGGAACAACCGATATCGCAAGGTTAACCTAGAAGCTTATGCCAGACACAGAACGGTTGAGTTCCGCCAGCATTCCGGTACCACAAACTTCACAAAGATGGAAAACTGGATTCGCTTTTTGAACGGATTGATTACCTTTGCGAAAGCAGGAATTGCCGGAACTACAAGCCTTGATAATATTCCTTTCCTCGATGAGAAACAGAAACTTTTTTATAAACTTAGAACCAAAAAATTGGCAAGATGATAAAAACTTATAACCTGCTGGATGGTGGTACAATTACCGCCACCAGCCCTGAAGATTTCGTTACTCAGCTCCGTGAGGGCAGCCGTTTTGATAGTGAATGCACCAATCAGGAATTCATGCGTAATTTTTCACGTAGATATATGGAGTTGCATGGTGTAAATATTTCCTTTGAATCTATGGAGAACTTTGTTAATGATTTGGTTCTTCATGGATATATTCAGTAACTATATTTTTAATAAAGACAGTCTATGCGACTGTCTTTTCCCTTCCTCCCTGTCAAGGCTTTTTCTCATTTTTATTAGTGTAAATAAATGATATACTTGATTTTACCTGATTTTCTCATGATTTAATAACAAAAAAACTCTTTTTTGAGTGTAAATTTTAGTCTAAATATTGTACTGCGTAGATTTATAACTTACTTTTGTGAGTAAAATCATTAAAAATGAGTAATTTTAATTTTGTAAATCTGTTTTCAGACTTGAAAACTTTGAACCAGAATACAAAGTATTGGATGGTTCGTACAATGAGTGGTAGTTACTATCGTGATTTCTTAAGAAATGGATATATTGCTGTTGGATATAACGACATTTCATTGGACACGTTGAACTCATTGCCAGCTAATGATAATTTGGCTAAAGAGCAATTAAAAGTAACGATGAAGAAATTATATGAAACTCTACGAAATATATCATATCCGACTTCACAGTTGCTGAGATTTACAAGGGAAATCAAATGTGGTGATATTGTTATTATTCCGTCAAGTGGAGCTTCTCATGTAGCTATAGGTATAGTAGAAAGTGATGTATATGAAGATACTAATCCAGATATAGATAGTGAACATAAATGCAAATTCTATAAAAGGAGAGATATTAAATGGAAGCTTTCATGTAGAAGGGAGAAATTGCCGCCAGCATTGCAGTTGATGTTTAATTCAAGACACATTTTGTCTGATGTTACGAATTATGCTCCATATGTAGATAGTGTAATAAATAATTTCTATGTAAAGGATAACACTATGCACATGGTTTTAAATATCAAAACACAAAAAGATGTTTCATTTGATGATTTTTTTGATTTAAAGGCTATTGATTATCTGGTGGATGGATTTTGTAAACTTTATCCTCAATATGCTGATGGTATTAATCCTGATGATCGTATAGTTATAAAAGTACAGATGGAGTCACCTGGAGCTTTGCGTTTAGCTGCGAAAGCGTTTAAACGATTATTTTATTTTGGCTTATTTACCATTGCTATAACAGGGGGTGGGGTGGAATACACATCTAAGGACGGAACCAAGTTCAAACTTCATACGGATGGATTAATAGGTGCTATATCAAAGTATTTAGATAAAGAAGCAGATAGGGAACTTGTAAAATCTGCGGCAAGGGCTGTAGACTCTTTAAAGATTGAAGCCCCAAATGATATGCAGCCAGTTCTAGAGCTTTTAAAAACTAAAAATGAAGGTAGAGAGAAATTCTAATTATTAGGAAAATAGTATAGAGGAATTAAAACTGACGCTATAATTATTCCAATGATTATTATTCTATAATCCACATAATCTTTACTTTTATAGTTATTGGATATAATTCCAGCTAACTTGTTAATAGCAAGTATTGAGCCGGAGCTGATAACTATAAAAGTACCAATGAAAGATAATATGTTTTGTAGAATAGCCATATCCTTTAAGTTTGCTACAAAGGTAGCTTTTATGGATTTCTAATCAAAATATTTTTAGTTAAAGAAAAATATTGTTAATAATATTATAGGATGTTTTGTTTCTTAGAATAATTTTTATATACGACTTTCAATGAAATACTTACTATTATTGTTATTGCTGGCATGTACTCCAGCACTGTATTCCCAAACAGATCTTATGGATTGGGGTAGTGAAGTGACTGATAATAAGTCAAAAGAAGAAGTTATTAAGCGATATGAATTTGCACCTCAGTGGCTTGATGATAAATTTGTAATTTCTGGTAAGATGGATATCTCTGGAAAATCATCTCATGATGTATTTCAGTTACTATTGTCATGGGTGGCAGAAACTTATCCAGAAGCGAATAAAGTTATTGTAAAGGTAGATGACTCCGGGAAAAGGTTACTGGTGAATACTGCGTATATTTCAAAAGATTATAAAGGTTCAGGTACTTTTTATGAATTGAACACAGTTTTCCAAGCTAAAGACTCAGAATTGATTTTCCAACAATATAACTTTAAGTGCAAAACATTAGGTGGTGGTCTTAGTCTGTCATATAAAACATTTTCTTTCGAGGATTTATTTCCCAATTTGGTTCCCGAAAAGAAAAAATATGCAGGATATCTAGATGAACTTCAGAATATGAATAATGAACTTCTTTCTAAAATTAGACATTATGTTCTAGCTAAAGAAAATTATTCGACAATTACCCACTGGGATGCTATAAATAAAAAAGTTCCCGAGCTAGGGATGAATCATACAGAATGTATTTTGTCCATAGGGAAACCAGAAAAAATAAATAATACGATATTGGATGGAAAGAAATTAGAACAGTGGGTTTACTCTATTGATCAGTATGTATATTTTGATAATGGAATATTGTATTCCATGCAGTTCTAAGAAATCTATTAATGATATAAGAAATATTGAATGATATTATAGATAACTTTTGATATCAAGATTATCAATGATAATTCTAATTTATCAATAAAATCATAAAAAATAACCCATAGATGATTATATCAACTATGGGTTATTTTTTATTGATGTATTAGATAAAACTATCTAAATTACATCAAATATTTTGCAAAATAAGATCTGCATCAATGTGCAAATCAGTGTAAAGTTTCTTAGCAAGTGATGCAGAAATCTTTCTTTTTCCATTCATAATTTGGCTAAATACAGATTCATTTAATCCCAAAGCAGCTGCTGCATCTTTTCTCTTCATGTCTTTAGAATAAAAATAATCTTCAATAGCTTTAATTAGAGGGTTTTTTACTTTCAGTGGCAAAATGTTCAGATAATTGTCTTCGTAATCTGCAATTAATTTTGCCAGACGGGAAATTTCACGAATGTACTCGTTATTTGCATTCGGTTCCAACATTCCCTTTTGAGTTGCTTCTTTAATTAATTCGTTAACACGATTACGCACTCCATCATACTGCTCTCGTGTTGTGATACAGTTGACGCCATCTTTTCTCATAACTCAGTGTTTATAGTAAATCCAATTCCAGTCACAAATATCTTTATGCTGCTGGTTTAAAATATATTTATTATACTGTCCGGAGGTTAAATCTCCGAACAGTCTTTAATCTTGTCATACTCGGCATGCGTACCGATAAATCTTAAAATCAATATTCCTTCAATAAACAGGACTACAGCAACAAGCCTGTATTTGTTACCACCGATGTTGAATACATACCTGCCATCCTTTACATAGTCTGCAGAAGGAAATGTTTCTTTCAAATCTTGGTGGTTCTGCCATTGGGCATCCGACACTTCTTTCAACCACCTGTTCAAAGGCTTCACAGCCCCTGAGTGTCTTTGAACATAGTCATTTAAAATACTCTTGTTTGCTATGATCATGTCGTTGTATTATTTTTTGTTTACATTTGCAAATGTAGAAACTTATTTTCAAATAAGCAAATATTCTTTGCAAAAATGCAAAGATATTTTTCTCCACGAAAACTTTCCCCTTTTTTCTTTGCTATTCCAAAATAAATCCTCATATTTGCAATGCGTTACATTTTGAGAAAGGCGAGATGGCTCGCCAATATAATTGCTGCGGGCATTTTTTATGTCCTTAGCTTGTGCTATATAAACTTATAGGTTCCGACCCCCGTGGTGTGTCTGTAATGGGCACCCTGCCTTTCTCAAGGTGTAACGCAACGGGAAAGCGGAACCTTCTCTGTTTCCTTTCCCGTATTTTAAACTTTTAAATGCGTTACAATTATGAGAAAAGAAACAACAATCCCTGCCGGTAATAAGGCAGAAATCAGCACATTAGATATGTGGCTGAACAGTGAAAACAAATTATTCACAAATCTATTTGCCGATTCAGGCGAGTCTATTACCAACAGAAAAATGTTGCTCGATGTGCAGTTACTTCTGTCTTTGGTCGTTCTTCTATCCTTCAGTTTTGTTAATCCCTTCATGACTTTAGTATGCCTCGGCTGGTTTGCATCATCCGTTATGCTTGTTAGGCAACATGAAGAAATGGATAAGAAAGGAGGCTCCAAATGAATATCAACGGAGTACAACTCAGTAAGAAGGCATTAAAAACTCTTCGATTGATGCAGTCGAACGATAGTGAACAGATTGCATTATATTTGTCGGCCATCGATAGATGTGAGGATGTACTTCTCACACCTTCAGGTATCCTTCCGGAGATTTCTGATGCTGATAAGCTCGAAACGCTTGCTCTTATGCGTTATTTGAAGAAAGATTTGACAACCTTAATTAGTATTTCCGATGAATAAGAATGAAAACTCAGCTGCTTCCAGCTATATAGAAGCACTTATGCAGACATTTCTTCCTGCATCAAGTGAGGCCGAAACCACACACTGGTTTAGTACCGACGAAGTTTACGATGCTATCAAGAAAATATCCCCTGGCGCAGGTATAACCAAGGAAGAAGTCTATGATGCTATGGTTGCTGCCGGATTCCGGTTTCAGTGTCGGCCCGGTGCTTTGGCTTTGGACTTCAAATGGATGCTGAAGATTAAATGATATAACACGCTCTTTTTAAGGCGAAGGCAATGCAAAAGTTGTCCTTCGCCTTTTTTGTTTCCCGATGTATCTTCGCTGAAAACAGATTGGATATGATTACAGAAGATATCATCAAGCAAACGTACATCAAAAGCATTGTCAATCGTGATAGGGCTGTGATATACAAGACACAGGCAGAAGTGGTACGGGCCTATTTCTATGATACCGGGAACCTGTACAAATCACTCACTTCGGCAAAGCCTATAGACCTGGACGGCAGAATGTTTTGGTTTAAGATACTTCCATACTTGCGGTTTCTGGATATCAGATACAGAGAAGACATGAAGGTCCGTCGTAATTTGGCCCTTTACAACCGTGTAATCTGGGGTGTACTGTATAACGAAACCTTACCGGATATCCGTTATGGCTACACACAGGATATCCGTAATGCCATTAAGAAGGACCTGATACGTGCGCTTGAGATAGAGAATTACGATAAGAGTTGGTAACATTAATGTTTAGCGATTATGGCAAAAGGACTTACTGAAGACCAGATTAACTGGATATTATCGGTCGATGCATCCGAAGCACAGCAGGAGATACGTAAACTCGTAAAAACGAATCGTGAGCTTGTAAATGTCAATAAGGAAAGGCGTCAGGAGCTTATAAAACTGGAGGCAGCCGGCAAGAAAGAAACCGAAGAGTATAAAAATCTTGAAGCAGAAGTAAAGAAAGCCAGCCGGAGTATATCAGAAAACAATAAAATTATGGGCGAGCTTGAAAAGAAGCTTGACATTACCGGACTCACTATGGCGCAACTCAAGAAAAAGGCTCGCGATCTGCAGCGTCAGCTCGATCAGACGGTACAGTCTGCCCATCCGGACGAATACCAGGCATTGCAGAATGAGCTGGACCGTGTGCGTGGTCGTATGGATGAACTGAGAGCTTCAGGTCGTCATGTACAGAACGAGATGTCTTATACTGAGAAGGCGGTTTCAAAACTGACGGTTGCCATGAAGCTCTTTGTCGCTGTTCAGTTATGGCAATACCTGAAGGATATAGGTACACAGGCATACAACACCCGTAAGGAATTTGCTACATACGAAGCGGTTTTGAAAAATGCAACAGGTTCTACTAAAGCTGCAGCATCGGCCATGAAGATGATACAGACACTTGCAGCCGACACTCCGGCAAGTGTGGCCGAATGGACACAGGCATATATAAAGCTCGTCAATCGTGGTATTACTCCTACAAAAGAAGAACTTATCCAGATGGGTGATATCGCATCTTCCCAGGGTAAGGATATCGACCAGTTCATCGAAGCATTGCTCGATGCTATGACCGGGGAAAACGAACGCTTGAAAGAATTTGGTATCACCGCATCCAAGAATGGAGAAACTACGGCCTTCACTTTCCGTGGAGTTACTACAGAGGTGCAGAATACGGATCAGGCCATCAAGAATTATATCCTGTCTCTTGGAAAGGTACAGGGAGTGCAGGGTGCAATGGCCATACAGATGGAGGAACTTGCCGGACTGGAGTCAAACCTTGGCGACCAGATGGATTCTATTTACAATAAAATCGGGAAAAAATTGGAGCCGGCCATTAAGTCTTTAATGGGCACTTTGGGAAGTCTTATGGGTTCCTTATCCAGTAGTTTGGATACCAGTGCAGAAAAATTTGATATACAGATGGATAAGGTTGTATCGTTGGAAACAGATTTACTTCCACTTCTAGATAGATATGACTCTTTGAAAACGAAAACGAATCTAAGTGCTCAGGAGCAGGAAGAAATGAATACACTGATTGGTCGTATATCCCAGATTATCCCTGCTGCAATAACCGGATTTGATAATTATGGACAAGCTATTTCTGTTAGTACAAATTATGCTCGTGAATGGATAAAGACTGAAAAAGCCAGGTTAGCATATTTAAATAGAAGTCAGATTGAACAGGCCCAGAAGGACAAAAAGGCTATTGAAGATAAACTGGCCTTGCTTGATAAGCAAGAAGAGATAAGTAAACGGCTTTATGGCACTGATGAACAAGGACAGGCCAACTCTATTGCTGTATATACAGGAGCAAGAGGATTTGGAAGTAATGCAGAAGCTATGAACTACAGGAGAGCTTCAGCTAAAGAACAGTCTGAATTCAGAAAACAGCAGCAGGAGCTTCTTAATCAGCTTACCGGAATAAATGCACAGTTAGACAATCTTCAAGGGACTACACTGGATGATTTGATTAAGAATAATACTGAGATGATTAATAAGCGTAAAGAGTTTAATGAAATGAATAAGCAGCAGCTTGATGCATGGATTGCTGACGAAAAGAATGCAAATAGTCAGTACCTTGAATTGGCAAAAGAACTGCGAAAAACTCGTTTCCCTGAAGCTTCCGTTGCTGGTAACGGAAGTGATGAAGAGCTGCAAAAAGAAGTAAAAGAGGCCCTTGCGCATCAGGCTGAAATATACAATCAACAGCAGATAGAACTCAAAAAAAGATACCTTTCCGGAAATGATGAGCAGCTCCAGACACAGACTCAGTTCAACAAGGCTATGGAAGATCTGTTGCTTCAGGACTTGAATGCCCGGCTAGCCATATTCGGACTTGAAAAGGAGCAGCGTCAGCAGCTGGAGCAGCAGATATTGGACATACGTATCAAGGCGATGGAGGACTTTTATCAGAAAAAGGCAGAACTGGAAAGCCGGGAAACTACACTGAAACGTCAGTCTAATGAAGAAGCAATGTTCCAGAACGACGAGTGGATGTCACAGCAGATGAAAAAACTACAGGATGATCATCAGAAACGTACTGAGATTATACAACAGTCCTTACAGGCGCAGGTTGGGCAGTATCAGGAATATGGTTCCCAGATAGGTAATGCTTTAGGCCAGGTACTTTCCGGACAGGAAAACATGCTGACGGCTTTTGGCAATACTATGGTAGATATCCTCTTTGATGTTTTATCACAGATTATTAACCAGAAAATAGCGGAAGCTACTGCTGTAGCCATAGCAGAACAGGCTAAGGCTGCTGCAATATCGGCTGCACAGCCGGACTCTGTTGCAACTTTCGGTGCTACGGCTGCTGCCCGTACTGCTGTTATAGGTGGATTAATCATGGCTGGACTTACTGCTGCAAAAACAGCTCTTAAAGGCTTGCTCAGTAAAGGTAGTAAAGCGGATTCTATTACCACCAGTTCTGATGGGAACACCTATTACACCCGCGTTCCAGGAAAAGCATCCGGAGGCTATATTGATGTCACACGCGCCCAGGACGGTCGCAAATATACCGCTGAGCTCAATCCATCCTTACGAGGATTTGTTTCCCGTCCTACGGTCATCGTTGGAGAAGGCCCTACAGGAATGTCGCGTGAATGGGTGGCAAGCAACGATGCTGTCAACAATCCCACCGTCTCCCCTATCCTATCTATCATAGACCACGCACAACAAGCCGGTACCATCCGTTCGCTCGACTTGAACAAATATATTGCCTCTATGCAAATTCGAGGAAAACAAGAAGGAGGTCCAGTTTCCGTACCAGTTCAAACACCACCCGAGGTAACAGGAGTATCTCCAGAACTAATACGTAAACTTACGGAAGTTTTATCATCTGTCGACAAAAACGGACTGAAAGCCTTTGTTACCCTAAGCGACATAAAGGCTAAAGAAGATCTTCGAAATAAAGCCATTAAAAAAAGTTCAAAAGTAAAATGATATGAAGATTACCAACATAAAATCAGGAAAGCAATATCAGTTACAACCTGATCAGACGATAGAAATGGAACGGACAAACCTGTTTTTCAACGAATATGCAGAAGTAAGTATGCCTATCGACTTACCCAATTCCCCATGGAACAGAAGTTTACTAGGATTCCCGGACCTAATCACCAGAAAAGAAAAACTTTCACCCGAAATAGAAGTGGCTGTTTCGGATCAGGATTTCTTTGCAGCTGGGAAACACACTATCCTCTCTGCAAAAGAAAAGGACTTTATTACTACCTCACTTTACTTGAACGAAGGTTCTTTCTACGCTTCACTTGACAAGACACTTTTATCTGCAGTCTTTGAAAATGAATATGTGGATGGCATTAATACAATAGACGAAGGTATAAACTTTTGCCGCAGTCTTATAGCTGGAAATAATTCTCAATTTGCCATATTCCCGGTACTGATAGATTCACAATATAATTCAGATTCGAACAGCTACACAATATTAAACCGATTTGGCAAAGAGGTAGATGGTATTTGGAGTGACCAGGTCAGTGGGAAATATACCGGTGATTTTTACAATAATATTGAACGAACGGAAACGGATAACGAAAAAAACTATGTTATCCCCAAAGGATGCTACATTACCCCATTCATAAGGGTTAACTATGTTTTGAAACGTATTGCAGAGTACTTTGGATACACACTGGCAGAAAGTTTCTTCAGCAAAACCTATCCTTTTACAGACATGGTAATATTAAACAACACTGCAGATACACTACTGGAAGGAAAGATAAAGCTTACGGACCTACTTCCATCATGTTCAGTAGCTGATTTTATTGACGTGATCCGTACAAAATTCTGCTGTGATTTTTTTGTCGATGAAATAGAAAAAAGAATACAAATCAAGCTGTTCAATGAAGTTATACAGGAAAAGCCGCAAGCGGACTTGTCAAAATACCTGTGTGGAAATTATGAAGTGAACTATCCTTCATACAAACAAATTACGATAAACAGTCAGAACTCTTTATCGGATGAACAGACTGTAGGCGATGTGGACAACATAAAAGATCTGATGACTAACTTTGGAGAAATATATAACGATGAGTTAGCTGGGCATTTTTATCGTATAGGTTACAAACCATCTTATAATACCTCTTCAAAATATTGGTGGTTCCAAAGTATACATGAGACCTTGGCCAGCTCTTCTTTTCCATACAATGCAGGAGATGATCTTGAAAATAAAGATGTAACCGTACCAGACTGTCAGCCAATTATAAAATATTACTACCCTACTGAATCAGACAAAGAAAAACACCTGAACGGTGTAGACTTTATTTACATCGGGAACTGTCGTTTCTTCCATTCTAAAATGGTAGAAGTTAACGAAGATACCAGCACTTCTACCGTAACGGATGAGTCTGACAACGAAGAACTGAACGTGATGCTTGCTTTCTTCTATAATACACCTAACTTTCCTCGCGGTACAATCACATCGTATGGATACTCTGAAACGGCAGACGGGTATTCGCAAAGTAAAAAATTTGATTACTCCCTATGCTACTGGGGAGAGAACTGTATCTACGAGAAATTCTATCAAAAGATGGATGAAATGTATCGGAACTCTCTTCATGAAATTAAAGGTGATTTTCTTATACCATCTGCATTAAAGGGAACAATAAAAGCTGAATATCCTGTCTTACTGGACGGACAAATTATGCTAATAAACAGCATGGGATATACAATAGGCAAAATGGAACCCATGGAAACCACCCTGTTCACGACTCATCTGCATACACCGGCTACCACAGGCCCACGATTCAAAGACTATCCTGACGTATCATACGATAAAGAAAATTCTTTAATTTATTACTGGGCACCCAATTACAGTTCAGCCGAGATTACTGAAGGTGAATACAATTCAGTTTCAGTAAAACAGACAGTCCCATCCGTAATGTTTGCAGAAGATTACCCGCAAAAAAAGTACTATCAAAATGGGAGATATTATGAACAAACTATTTACCATCAAGCTGACGGGAAGTTCTACCGTGTTAACTTTTGGCTTGAATGTAAATCTTTCCCATGGATTTTTCTTGAATAATATGTCCTTTCAAATGACTTTAGATATAAATAGATTTGCTCAAAACAAAAAATCCTATTATGATGACTATTGTACAAAAACCGTCTTCGATCAATCTTTCTGGCAATCTTCCGGAATTTATATTATTCTCAGATAGTCCCTTAAACTTTGTTCTGAAAATAGGAGACAATGACTTATTTTCTGGAACATATACACCAGGAAATGACAGAAAAATTACCATTAATGTAAAGGAAGTAATAGAATCAGTATTAAGTTTTCAGTTCAGAAATATTCTGGAAACTTATACACAAGACACGCTCGTAGGAAACTTTACAGCATACATAAACGATGAAATAATTGCTGATTTTAGAGTTATAAAAGGAGGAGTTTCAAACTTTGGAATGACAGCAGAGACCTTCTTGCAGCAACACTTTCTTACCTGGCAACCCCGTAAGAAAAAGGTTTCTTACTCGAGTCCTGAATACTTATCTTATTACGCAATAACAGACTGTAGAGTAAAACTAAAAGCTTATATCAGTAACACATCATCAGATTCTGTAGAAACAATAGAATTGGTACTTGCTGAATTAAAAGCAGGAAATGTATATACAATTCCAATGATGTATGCTTACATCTCTGGTAAATTAAATAAATATCCATCATCGTATGATGTATGGATAGAAAGTACTGACGGAAGTGTCAGATATTCATACATACAAAGATATGAATATGAACAAACAAAGTCTGAGCAAGAAGAATTCATCATTTTTGAAAACTCCCTAGGAGGAGTAGACTGTTTTCGTGCTTACGGGAATACCGTTTTTAATGCTGAGAATACACATAATATAGCTACAATTAATGAGCAGTTAAATGAGTACCGTATTGACACAGAATATAAGTACACAAAAAACACCGGTTATCTGAATCAATATGAACAGAAATGGCTAAAAGATTTTTTCCCTTCAACAGGGAAATATATCTACAAAGACAATATACTTCGTAAAATTGTAATAACAGAAGACAATGTATCTTCATCAGAACAAGATGCCGTAGGATCGTATGAGTTTACTTACAGATATGCAGACGATAACATTTATCTAAATCTCCCTATTTATCAAAATTCAAACACTCTTATTAGTCCTATGAGTATTCAATCAGATAATATTGATGTAATTCCAGAATTGGAACCACGTATGGCCGAATTTCCAATGCAAGAATTATCGGATGGTTCTTTGTTTCCTGTTCAAGAACCTTTTTCTGAAAGATGGCATGCCACAAATGCAGGAGCAATCGCTAACTACATAATCGAGAAAATAAATCAACTCACAGACGGACATCTACTTGACAACCGTTTTAAAGGATACTTCCTTACAGAAACATCTTTAAAAACCACTTATCCCAACCCTTTATACGGTGAAAGTGCATGGGTAGGAGTTCCTTTTCCAGGAGTCGTATATACTGTAGAAAACGGTCAATGGAAAACATCTGGGAAAGCACCAGAATTCGGTGATATTAGTTTAGAGGATTATGCCACCAAGGAAGAACTTAGCGAGACAAATAATTACACAAAGAAAATTACAACCGAATATAATGTATCTACTTTTCATCCAACATCAGGTATATCAGGCGGGAATAAATACGACCTGGCCAACGCAATTGGACAAGTTCCGGCAGAACTTAGGACAGCAGGGCTTACCGTCAGCTTCTTGAATGAATCAGGTGATACGGAGAAATGGGAGTTCAGCGGAGGTTCCTGGGCGGTCGGTGGCTTTTCGCAGGTCGGGGCTGGAAGGATTGGCGAACTGTATGAGAATATATTAGGTTTACCTTTATTGGTTACAGGAGGAATTGATGCAAATACTGGGAATAGTATAGAGAATTCAGGCAGGGTAAGGACTGATAACTTTTATAAGGTAGATTATAATTTAAAATCAGATGCTACTATTATAGTATATTTATATGACAAAGACAAAGCGTATTTAGGTTACATATCAGCTAATTATAATCAAAAAAGTGAAACTGCATTATCTACATACCCATCAGCAGAATTTTCAAAGTTTTCTATTACTAAAACAGAATATACCCTATCAGGATATGCGTCTTCAACTAATAATAAAACACTGACAGAACTTAGTATTGACGTTGAAAAATTATCTGATAATGTTTTGGATACAAAAAATATTTTATATGACAACATAATACCTATAGATTTAAATAACAAAAAATATTGGAGAGTTGGAGGCATTTCAAGCAGTGATGGTACGTTAATTAACGACAAGACAAGGTTAAATACTTGTCTATTTCATTTCACAGAAAACTCCGATGTGAAACATACAAGGATAAATACAGATGTAACTGTTACTGGCTCGTATATATCTGTGTATGATGCTAATAAGAAGTATTTAGGATATGAATCTGTAAAAACTTTAATATCTGATATTATCAGTTTATATCCAATGGCATATTATTTTGCTAAAACTTTACACTTAACGGAAGATGCATCTGTAGATGTGTTTGGCTTAAATATTAAGATGTCTGACAATATTTACGGAACTGTAAGAGATTCTGTTATTGAAGCTCCAATAGAAGATATGCTAACAAATGCGATACCTTCATTTACGACTGGTGGAATTGATGCAAGTACAGGAAATAATGTTGTAAATACAGGTAGAGTTTATACCCCCAATTATTACAGTGCAATAGATTACAAGATAAGATGTGACAATAATATTATTGCATATCTATATGATTCATCTAAAACATATCTTGGCTACATAAGTTCAGCAAGAATACAGAGCAGTGATATGGCTAGGTCTCAGTATCCTGAATGTGCTTTAGTTAGATTCTCAGTGACATCAACAGATATATCAAGCCTTACTGGTTATGTTAAAGAAAAAATAAAAGGTATTAAATCCTTAAATAATCAATTAGGAACTTCATCAAATAGATTAGAAGGATTAATATGGGCATATTGCGGAGATAGTTTTAGCTATGGTGGTTATTCTTCTTCTGAAATAACAGATGCTGATAAAATGCCACAAGATAGTATGTATGCTGGACAAAATAAAGTATATGGCTATATTATTGCAGATAGAAATAATATGATATTACAAAATATGTCTATGGGTGGAAGAACACTAGCAACTCCAGCTGATGGTTCTTTCACTAATGCTTTTACCAACATCAATAATCAAGTATCTAATAGTAATTATAAACAGATTAGAGAAGATGCTAACATAGCAACTTTTTATTTCGGGATAAACGACAGCCACCATAGACCTGGAAGTGGTGGAGGAGACGGCGAAGATAATACTGGAGAAATAGAAGTAGGAACTATTGATGATGAAACCGAAAATACTTTTTATGGAGCGTGGAATGTTATGCTTAAATGGGTTATTGAAAATAGACCATTTACTAAATTAGGTATAATTGTCTCTAATGGATGCGAAACAGATGAATATCGTGTAGCTACAATAGCTATAGCAAAAAAATGGGGCATTCCTTATATTGACCTAAATGGAGATGAAAGAACTCCTATGATGTTAAGAAGTACTAATCCAAACATTTCTTTTTCTGCAAAAGAAGCTAGACTTAATAGTCAGAGAATATCATCAACAAATTCACATCCTAATACAAAAGCGCATGAATATGAAAGTACATTTATTGAGAACTTCTTACGAAGCTTGTAGAATAACTCGTTGGACCAAAGAAAAAGGGGTGCGGTGGCACCCATTTTCCTTTGGTTCAAACTTACCGAGTTATTCTACAAATTAAACCAAGATGCTACTTCTGTATCAACTACATCATTGTTCCCTGATACGACATCTGAATGTGTTAAACCTTCCACTATTCTGATATATGCAGCATTACCAGTATTTCTTAACGCATTTATGAATCTAAACAATGGGTCATATAATGCACTTCCTACTTCTGAGCTTCCAATCCACGCTTTTACAGACATTTTATAATTGCACATTTCAGCACCCGATACATCAATTATTCTTTTTGTGGGGTCGTAACCGATTGTTTTTTCATCTTCATAATCTGTGGTATTTTTAAATCCTAAATACTCAACAAACGTATCTCTTACTCCTTGCTCCCAGGAACAGATTTTTAAATCTGTCCACGCCGACAACAAGGCACATTTTTTTACTAAATTACCATACATATAGCAGAAGTTTATCCCAGTTGGGCCGCCTGCAGAACCAGCCACTACGCATATTCTATCTTCTACGTTATAATGTTGTCTTATGTATTCGTAACATTTTCTGTAAGCAGAAACAAACTGAATTGAACCAGCCCCTGTGAAATTCACTTGTTTATTATTATTTCTTGCTCCATTACAATCAAAAACGACGAATCCCATACTTGCCCATTTTTTCTTCTGCAACAAGAAATTTTCTGTACTACCCCAGGTATCGTACCATACGCCATGCGAAAAGCCATGACAATACATAATAATAGGAGACGGGGTCCCGTCTGGAGAATAATTATCAGGCAGTAATAACACCCCAGTAGTAGATTTATAATCAACTTGAGTAACAATTTCATTGGTATTATCCCAATAATCATTTACCGTTTGATTTACTTTTTCTGAAAAAAATATCAAATCTTTTTGGTAAGGTCTATACTTCAGACCATCTTCTTGGAAATATATTTCACAAGAAAACTCACCGTTACTTTGGCTTTTTTCAAAGTCCCAAAAGGATGTTTTAAATTTTACAGCATCTTTAGGCACATAAACTCTTACTTTTTGCACACCTTCCGTGTCGCCCTTTAGCCTTAAAATACCATTTATAACTTCTCCAGAGCTACCATAAAAGACAAGTCCTTGTGATGGTTCTGAAGGCAAGACTGGGAAAGTTATATCCATGTATAATGAGCCTTTGCAATTTACGAATGACGATGCACCTAAAGAACTTGTGCTATAAACTTCTCCCATAGAAAGCTCAAATGCTCCCCCTTCTTTATCAACAATAACTGCAACTCCGTCAACTATATCACGATAGTCTAATAACTCTTTCTTCAACGTAATTTCATTATAATATGCAATACAAGAAAATTCACCTTTTTCTGCAATATTACCTGAATTAAAGTATGTAGTTCTAAAATATACAGCATTTTGTGGAACTAAAACTTTAATCCTAGTAGATTTTTCTATAAATGCAGTAGGTCTTTGTATTCCGCTTATATACTTGAAGTCTTTATCATAAAAAGCAATACCAGCTGCGCTCGTTACAAGCTTACCGCTTGACATAGTAATGTCCAAATGTTTTGCGCCACCACAAGGCATATAATTATCGCATCTTGAGGATGTCACATTTTCTAAGTATAGATTACCGTTTCTGTAATCTATAATTCCATTGTCAATAAAATTCGCATAGTCTGTAAGATTTATTTCAGCCTGATTAAATGCTAACCCATTAATAAAATTATTAAAACCAAGAAATACTAAATCCTTATAAGTGATTATAGTTTCATCCGTAACGTTTACATCTAAAAAGACATCGTTCAATATTTTCCTGCGAAATTTCTTAGTAGTAGATTGATAGTATATATCACCTACATTTTTTGCATTAGCAGAATCAGCATTAGCTGCTATCCCTACTATAGAAATGCTTTTAACATCATTGATGATGGGATAAAAATATGAATAATGACCATTACGTTTTCTGTTCGTTTCATTGAATATGGTTGCTTTTGCCTTTATAGCACCAACTGGTGCTGTGAATTTCAAATAATATAAGGGCAAGCTGATGTAATTAGCGTCAACTTTATACGTAATTCCACTTATATACTTTTCTTCAGAATCAAAAAAAGCTATTCCAAATTCACCTGATTGGTAAGGAACAGAACCGCAATAATTCACTCCTTCAAATATCTCAAATTCGATATAGCTGAAGTTGGTCGATTCGAAAGCTGCACCACCATTTTCACCTTGTGCTATAATTCCATAACCCTCTTTAATTTTTCCTACAGATTTGAATTCTAGCTCGGTAAGTTTCCCAGCCCCGACCTGCGAAAACCTACCAACCGCCCAGGAACCTCCGCTGAACTCCCAGCTTTCCACATTGCCGGACTCATTCAAGAAGCTGACGGTAAGCCCTGCTGTCCTAAGTTCTGCCGGAACTGGATCTAGCTTCTTATACTCAAATGCTTACTGGCTTATTTTGTGGACTAGTAGAAAATAGGTAGAAATAGGGCTACTTGCTGTCTATTTCTACCCGTTTTCTACCAAGCCATATTCTATAACTTAGAATAACCTTGTCATCATATCAATAATAGATATTATTTCGTAGGACAGTAGGACGGTAGGAAGCAAAATTAAAGACTGAAGCTATTAAAAATCTTCATTCCTTCCTGTTTGCTTTCTTCAAGAACATGAGCATAAATGAGTGTTTCCCGGTAATCACTATGTCCCATTATTTCTTTAAGTGTAGTAAGATCCTTTGTTTTTTGGAGGAATATGGTGGCAAACGTATGTCTGCCAGCTTTACAGGATAAAGGCTTATTAATTCCTGTAGCTTTGGCTATTTCCTTCAAGTATTCATTTATCTTTTGGTCTGCAATCATATTTTCAAATAGTTTTCCTTCTTTTCTATCACCTCTAAGATTTGAAATTAAAGCCTTCAACGGTTCCGATAATGGTACGGTAATAGGTTCCGGCTTGGAATTCCTATTCTTTATTCTGAAATAAGTAAAAGTTCTCTTTCCAATCTGTTGTATCTGCAAATTCTTAGCATCAGTAATATGTAAAGACGAAAAACATAGAAATAAAAAGAACTCAAGTACCTTCTGCTTATTAAGAGAGAGATTCTTTAGTTTATATAGATTTACCAGCTTATTAAGCTCATCTTCGGTAAGAAAGGTAAACCCAGACGATGTCCGACTTTTCACCTTGATATTTTCAAATGGATTATGCAACATATATCCTTCCTTAATTGCGGCTCTGCAGTATTTCTTGATACATGCTAAATTTTTGTTGATAGTACTATCTTTATTCTTCAAGACCTTTTTAAGGTATATCTTATATTGATTTAGCCAGTCTTCGGTCAGCTCATCAATCATCAGGGAAGGAGAATGCTTTTTCATTTTGCTGATAACATCTTTATGCACATCGAGAGTACTATCTTCTATTTCACCATTGTGACGCTTCACATAATCTTCAAAATAATCATAGAATGTTTGAAAATCGGCCGGGCGTGAATATTCCTTCATGAAAATTTCTTTTGATAATGTCTTTTTGGCCAACCGATATCGAACCATGATATCATTTACTCTAGCTCTGACTTTCTCTATACAGAGATTCAAATCCTTGTGATTCTTCTCTGTCTGTAAGACTTTTCCTTTTTCTTTATCCCATGATTTAACAGGAACTGACAGATTACATGAAAGAGCAATTTTTTTTCGTTCTAAGTAGAAGGATACGTAAATAGGTGCACATCCCTCCTTGTTTACATACGATGTGTTTTGATAAGATGTGATTACAGCCATAATTTCGTCTAATTTTTTACTACATTTTTACTACACCCAGTCGAAATTGTAGGATTCAAAGGCTGTAATCCATATTTCGTACGTGAGTGATTATTTCGCAAAGGACTGTCTTAAATGCCGAAAAGCAGCTTCATAAGTTTTTACTTATAAAGCTGCTTTTCAATCTTTTAGGTTACTTTTTAAAGCTTCCTTCGTACACCCTCAGGGATTCGAACCCTGGACCCACTGATTAAGAGTCAGTTGCTCTACCAACTGAGCTAAGAGTGCATTCAAACTTTC